CCGCCGCGCACCAGCGGGGTCTAAAAAGAAGTCCATTGTCAAAGCCTGCGCTGGTGGCAAAGAGCGGATCGTTCGGTTCGGCGACCCTAACATGACCATTAAGAAGGGCACCCCTTCTCGCAAGGCGTCCTACTGCGCTCGCTCGGGCGGCATCAAGGGTAAGGCGAACAAGCTGTCCGCTAACTACTGGTCACGAAGAGCGTGGAATTGCTGATGGCTAAGAAGAAAAAGAAAACCGCGAAGAAGGACGCCTGCTACCACAAGGTCAAAGCTCGTTACACTCGCAACGGCGGAACTTGGCCCAGCGCTTACGCGAGCGGCGCTCTCGTAAGCTGCCGAAAAGTCGGATCTAAAAACTGGGGCAACAAGAGTAAGGCAAAATGAGCGACTTACGCAAATGGTTTGCTCAAAACGGTGGCAAGGGCTGGATTGATTGCAAAACGGGCAAGCCTTGCGGACGAAAGAACAGGACGACCAGCAAACGGGGATACCCTGCGTGTCGCCCCACTAAGGCGAAGTGCAACAGCGCGGCGAAAAAGAAGACAAGCTCGAAGCGCGTATCATGGAAGAAAGGAAAGAAGTAATGCCACAGGTCGGAAACAAAAAATATCCGTACACACAAGCGGGCAAAGCTGCCGCCGCAAAAGCGGCAAAGAAATCTGGCAAGCCTCCCGTGCGTAAAGCCCCCGCGCCTGCGAGGGGAAAACCAATGAGCAGGCGGAGCTATTAAGTTTGCTACTGCATTTCCCATCTGTCTCCGATCTCGACCGCCAATTCGAGGAACTCGAGCGCCAGAAGCAGATAATCACCTTGCAACGTGAAAGGATTGAAGAACGTGAAAACGAAAGAAGTAAAGAAGCTCGGCAAGCAAACCCAGACGGGGCCAATGCAGCACCGAGATTGTCCCTGCACTCAGAAATAGGAGAGCCCATCATGGCTATGCCAACGAAGAAAATCTACACCCAAGCCGTACTTGGCGGCAAGAAAAAGGGGAAGTAACCATCTCCGTTAAACGCAAGATCAAAGACATCACCGCGTTATCGGAAAGCAAGGGTTGGGAGCACGTAAATATCGTGATGAAGGACGAGATACTACAACTCGCCCTTCTCATGTCCCGCAAGGCGGACATGACCCAGCAACAGATGGATTTCCAGCGAGGAGCAATCTGGGCGGCAGAGCAACTGCTTAACCTGCCCGAACGTCTCGTCCAGCAAATGCAGGGCGATTTAGCACTTGAAGAAAGCATGGGCCGCCAAGGCCGTCCAGAAGGAGAATAAAATGGCTATCGATCCAAGACAGCAAGAACAGGTTTCTCGCATTGCTGCACAGCAACTAGGCGCTGCGCCCGAGCCTGCACAAGCTGCACCACCACCACCCGCCCCGCCTAAAGACGCGCCCACCACACCGCAGGAAGAGGCCAACGAAGTTGCATCTCCGCAAACCGAGGGAGATCGTCAGGCCGAAGAGGCCGTGATGTATAAGATCAAGTTCGGTGAAGAGGAGCGCAATCTTTCACCCCAGCAAATCGCAGGAACGTACGACCGCTATCGTGATCTCAACCACAAGCAAGCTCTGATGAAGCCCGTCAATGCTCTCGCCGAGAGACTGATGGAAACGACCAAGGGCAGCCCCGAGCAGATCGCAAAGCTGTTGGCTGCATCCGTTGACGCCTACACCAAGAACCCGCAGATGGGACGCCAACGAGAGCCCACTGCTGGCGTTGCTCAAGGCGGAGACCAAACAGGCACACCGTCAGACTATGCTGCCAAGATGAATGAAGAGTGGCAGAAGTACGAAGACGATAACGCCATCTCCTTACCCCCAGGTTTTCGGGAAAGTATGGAGCGCATGTCTCGCATGGAAGCCCAGATGGGTCAGCAAATGCAGATGATGCAAGGCGTTATGAATAACGCTTCGGCTGCCGCTCAGTCGGGCAACAATTCACGAGACGCCGCAATCGCTTCTCGTGACCAAGTTATTGCACAGACGATCTCAAACAACCTCGACCGAGCGCAACAGGAAGCTGGCCTTCCTGACGATGCCGCCGCCGACTTCGCTGCCTTCATTGGCGAGCGTGGCTTTGATCGCAATGACTTCTCCGACTACGACCTCACCCGCCGCGTGGTAGATGACTTTAAGCGGATGAAGGACACGCCTCAATTCGAGCAACTCAAGAACACAGCGGCTCGACGCGAAGCGTACCTTACCACTCAGTCGGGTGGGCCAACCTCAAGCATGGCTGCCTCGGGCGGTGACGACACACTCGCTCGACTAGCTGCAAGGGCTACAATGAATAGGGGATAACATGGAACCGTGGACTTTGTTTTTTTGGGTTATTTTCGCCAACGGGCAGCAAGCCTTTGGAGAGAATGACGTTAAGTTTGAAACAAAGTCCGCGTGTTACCTCGTGGCTCAAGAGAAGGCACAAGCCTTACAGATTGAACTATGGCAGCAAACAGGTATGCCCGTTCAAGTCCGCCATCGTTGCGCCCTAAACGACACCCCCACATAAAAGAATAACAGGGACGACCGCCCTGCAAAAATAAGTATTCTGGTCATCAATATCGGTGAGCGCCAAGGCTCTCGTGAAGTCGATGTTAAACAGGAATACGATTTATCCCGCGTGAAATTCCGCGAGGCTTCTGACGTTCCAACCAAAATGAAACCCTATCCGAAGGAGGATTAGCAATGGCTGCTATCCAAGGACTACGGGGCACAGGTACGTTTAGCACGGACTTCCGCCCAAAGAATTATCGCGAATTATACAGCCTTCTTGAACCAAATGGCAGCGCACCGCTACAGGCATTGCTCGCAATGACTAGCTCGGAAGCGACTGACGATCCAGAGTACAAAAACTTTCGTGACGAGCTTCCTGCTCGTACCCTAATAGTGAACGGCGCGTTGAGCAACTCAGCGACTACAATTACGGTTGCTGCTGGTAACGACAACTTGTTTGCGGTTTCTGGAACAATCGTTGTGAACTCGCTAACTGGCGAAGTCATGCGGTGTACCGCAGACAGCGGCGCGACAACCTTGACGGTTGAACGTGGCATTGGTGGCGGCGCAGCGGCGATTGCTGACAATACATCATTGTATATCGCTGGCACGGCACATGCGGAAGGCTCGGGCTCTCCAACTGGCGTATCATTCGATGCGACTGTAGCTTCGAACTACACTCAAATCTTCAAAACCGCTTTCACCGTCACCAACACCTTGAAGGCCACAAACCTTCGCACTGGTGACAAAGAAGACGAGATGGCGACCAAAGCTCTCAAGATGCACATGATGGACATCGAAAGAGCAATGTTTTTTGGGAAGAAAGCCGAAAGCAACGGCTCGACTGCCCAGCCACTTCGTTACACTGGCGGCCTCGTAAACACCCTGACCAATGTGAATGATCGCTCAACAGCATCAAACACACTGACAGAGGATCAATTCGACCGCACATTGGTCGAAGACATCTTCGCATTTGGCTCCAAGCAGAAGCTCATGTTCTGTGGTGCCAAGGTTGCGGGACACCTTCAAAAGTTCGGTAAAGACCGTTGGTCTCCAACCGTTGTCGAAGGAAGCTACGGCGTAAGCCTCTCAAACTACAGCACCTTTGCTGGCGATTTGATGGTTCACTTGCACCCGCAGTTCCGTCAAGTCCCTGGAATGGACAACGCGGCTATCATCATCGATATGCCGTACGTCAAGTATCGCTACCTCGACGGTCGCGACACAAACCTTGAGCGTGATCTGCAAGCCAATGACGCTGACAGCGTGAAGCATCAGTACATTTCTGAGTGTGGCCTCGAGCTAACTCAGGACAAAGTTCACACTTACATCAAAAACTGGAACCTAGTCGCTTAACTTTTAGAGCAATACTAGAGGAGAGGGCTGCGCTTATGCGTGGCCCTTTTCGTTTGGGACGACTGAGAACCAAAAAACATTGATAAAAGTCCCACACAAAAAAGGAGCAAAGTAATGGCAAAGAAGAGAGCCCGAACAAGCACAGGAAGTTTCATCGCTGACGACCCCAATACCCCCGAAAACGAAGCGTACGTTAATGACACCCCAAAGCCCAAAGGCAAGTGGAAGCCCAAGTTTGCAAACTTTATTTCCACTGGCGAAGAGAGCGGCGTCTTTGACCTTCAATGCGGTGACGAGAAATTCATGGGCATGTGGGACGAAAACCGCGAGCACGTAAAATGGCGCATCCCTATCGAACACAAAGAAACCATGATGTCTCATCACCACGTTTGGGCGGGCCGCATCGTAGCATCTGAGGATAATTAACAATGGCTGAACTGAGCGTCCAAAAACCTTTTGCTGCGGGTACGGGGAACTTTACCCCGCTCGAAAACCTTGTGCGCTCTGCTCTTGTTCGGGCGGGTAACTTTAGCCCGTCTCGCATCGACGGCGAAGTGATGATGATGATGATCGAACTCGCTAACCGAGTGGTCGAGGACGTTCGCCAGCACCCTTACTGGACGGGCGGCGACCTCGACTATTATGTGGACATCACCGAAAGCCGCGCAATCCCCGACATGATTATGATTGACGGGCTGACCGCCCATTATTTTATCCAGCAGGGCTCGGAGAAAGCGATGGTATTCTTGCAGCTTTACCAAGCTGGGATGAACAACATCCTTCACGAACGAGCAAACGGCAACAAAGCGTACACTCGCACCATAACAGACGGCGGCTCAAACAAAGCCTACGCGCCCGTTACCACAGAAAAGGCGTATTAAATGGGTCGCCTTACTTACTCTCCAATCGCAGTAAAATCGACGTCGAAAACTTACTACAATTTTCGGGGCATTGACCGCTCTCGTGACATTACTGCACTCGAGACAGAGGAAGACCAAAACTTTTACAGCTTGGAAAACTGTTATGTGGATTATCGGGGCCAGCTAATTCGAGACCCCGCTTTCTTTAAATACAGTCAATCAAACAACTTTCCCGTCAAGGCTCTCCGTTTCTACAGCCGAGAAGGTGTTGTCTACGCCGAGACAGACGCAGCCGCCACACACTTACGATCTGACCGCGATCATACAGTCGTAAGTGCATACGACAAAAATGCAATCGTCCACATGACTAACTTCAAGGGTCAGGTGCATATCTTCTCGCTCGACACCAAGATGTATAAGTATGACGGGTTTCAATTCTCGACATCCACCGCATCAATAAAGCCAGCTTTCGGCGTTCCCATCCAGCGCCGCCTTGCGGTCGCAGGCTTTAAGGACAGGCCAACGGTGATTGAGTTCAGCCGCGTTGATGCTCCTGACATTTTTCTTGAAGAGGAAGCCACTTCTGCCGAGGTAACACGAGCCGCCTTTATCGACATCTCGAACTTGATCGGCACCGCTGACCAGATCATCGGGCTGGGTACATTCGAGGCCAACCGCCTTGCTGTGTTTACGCAAGACCAGACGCTCGTTTACATCATCGATCCCAGCTTCGAGGAATGGCAACTTGACAGCCGAGCCAACCTTCGTATCGGGTGCATCTCGCACGGTACAATCACTAACGCTGGCAGCGACTTGCTGTTCTGTTCCCGCCGAGGCATCCACTCGATTATGCGTAACGAGACAAACGGGATAACTATTGCGGAAGCCTCACT